GGTAACGGCAGCATTTGATAATTGGGCGTGTTACTGTCGCGCGCCATAGCGCCTCAAGGATAAATGGGTCATGGTTGATTAGGCCATTCCTGCACGTCCGAGGCACTTCGTTCATATTGAAAGCATAGTCACATCTAATAGTATTTATCGTGGAAGTATGCACCACCCTTTAACGGTATTTACGTATAGCGCCCCGACGGCGCTCGCCCACTATTTAGACAGCCACAATACGAATTGAGCCGCCCAAAGTAGGGGCACCCGCAGAGTAAATACTCTCCTCTACCACAGTCAAGGCCTGACTACCATTGACTGAGATATAGGCACTAACATGAACGCTTGGGAAAGGCCCGCTCACGCTAGCGGCGGTTGGATACAAACTACCACCATGATTACCATTACCGAGTATTGACATTCCACCAAGTTGAATGTCAACCTCCACTGCCAACGCATCAGCAGCAATACTCTGAGTGCCGACTACATCGACATCAATCAGATAATTCCCGGCAGGTAAAACGATGGATCCCGCGGTATTGACTGCACCAATACCGTTAGTTGTATCCACGGCAAACAACATGGTGTAAGGTGTCGAGTTCGCAGCCCCAGCTTCAGAGCCGGTAGACTGGAACCAGGCAACCTGGTTGTTGGCCGGTGCGTTACTCTTGGTTGCTTCCAATATAGGAACAGAAAAGCTAACCCCATAACGCACATGCAGTTCCCCCACTGCATTCGTGCCCCCATTGTTAATGGTAGCCACGTTAAAGTTGCCGCAGTCATAGGTCTTAATGTCTGCACCACCTGGGAGACCAAATGGACGCACATACTTGGCGTCAGAATCCGTGAACATTTCATACGGATCAAGAGACAGCATGATATCCTCGTAAGGCATACCATCAACGTGAGGGTCAGTATCCTCCATCTCTTGTTTGGTCGTAGGAGCAGGGTCAGAGGCATCATAGTCCATCATGAAGACCACTTTGCCAGACTGCCCCTCGGTCGCGAAACCACTCACTTCAGGTTTATAATAGAACTCAAGATAATCGAAGTGATATTTCTCCCATTGTAAGGCTTGCTCCGAAAGCCATGGGAAGGTCTTGGATTGACCTGGGTTTACAGGGAACGTGGCGATAACTGGGGTAGTTGAATTCGACCCAAGTATCTCACCTATGTACTCATCATTCTCGACGAAGCAAGTTCTCTTCGGTCGTGAATTGTTTCCTGCGGGGAACACGTTGCCGGCCATTGGATTCCGGCGCGTGCCCCCTCCGCGATTACGTTGCCTTGCCGCACGAGCACGAAACCTGCGGGCTTTATATTGTTGTACAGCCTGACCTCTCCTAGGCACCGGAGGAGGTTTAGGCTTGCCACCCTGTCTCGTCTTAGGTCTTCTCGGGACCCGGGGTGGTCTTTGACGTTGAGGTAAAGCGGTGTAACTCATTTTATCACAAGGACAATTGATGTTATGCTTAAGCGTAGTAGATAGACTGTAGTTCTCAACGAACTTCGCAGCCAAGTTGCAACTCGAAAGGCGTTCCCTTCCGATATTTACTAAACAACTTTCGTAACTGGATGTGGGACGTCTCCCACTACCAGCACACGCCTTCCGCAAGGCCACAAAGCTGTTAGCAACTGGTGCGCTACTACGGTTACGGATGTTGACAGCCGCATTGAATAAGTAGTGTACGCAGACCGCAGTCTTAAAGTACCCACCATATTGCAAGCAACCGCTCAACATATGTACCGCCGCGGCCGGAATATACCCCACTGCCGCTCCCCCCGCATTCTTCCAGGCTAGGAATTCAAAAACAGTCACCCCAATAGTGAAGGCCTTGGGGAAACGGCTTCTGAGCAACTCTTCGAGGAATGGACTCGCCCAAGTTGCACCTCCTAAGAGGTATCCCAGCACTGAACCCTGGGCCAACAGGTCAGGATCCCGGTCCTTCGGGTCCTCGACGGCTGGGGCATCCTGCTCCACAAACGCGTCGTAAACATGGTGTTGCAGTAAGTTCGGTAAGATCTCCACCTCTCGAATCTTTTCAACCGCATCCATGCACTCCTGTTGAGATAGGCCGTAAATGTGAGCGTACGCTTCCCATATTTCAGGGGATTGTTGTACTGGCATTCCACGCTGCACCCTGAACGACCTCTCTAGCCTCTCCCTTACGCCACTTTTGATCATCTTACTGCCCCCAGGACCCCAGACATGGTCAGTGAGAGCAAACACCTGCTGTATGTATTCCCTTGCTACAGGCAGGTGTTGAACGTTGGGGCCCATCCCCACGCATATTGCGTTCAAGTAAGCATCCTGGGCTGCGCCGCAGGCGTTGCGTGTGTTGGCAAAGAACAACTTAGGAAGAAGTTTGCCCGGTTTAGGTCCGAATGCGAATCCGCTAGTGGTGGCTGCTGGCCACCATCTACCGCTACAGAACTCCATATCATAGCGGAATCGCGATGCCTTGACTTTTAGTTCAAACCCGGCCCGTTTTCCAACGGACATCAGGGCATCTCGGGCCTCTATTGCCAATCTGGCAGGTACCAGAATGGCCGCGTCGTCACCGGCAACAATGGCTTTATGTTTGATTCCCCTCAAAGCCTCCTCCACCGTGGTTATTACCGCGATGGTATTGCCAACCGTTGTGGTGGTTTTCCCACTAGGCACTGTACCAGGGACGCTATACGATACGCCTTTCGAGGTATGGCCGTGGGTTACGGTATCTGCACGAAACATGGCAACCGCTTCTTCAGGGGCTCCCAAGTGCACGTACAGGTCGGTTTCGACTGTGATGCATTCGACACAAACGCTCGCGTCAAGACGTACGGCATCCGAATCTAAATATGCTACTTCTTCCTCAAAGGAATTTTCCGCATCGGTCAGCCATTTATCGAGAGCCAACGCATTTAGTCCGGGTCCGTAGGTGGTATCTCCGTGCTCGCCTTTGCAAGCTTTACTCAAAGCATGGGCAAAGGGGCCAGTTGCATTCACGTACTCAAGCTGGCACCCTTGTATGAGGCGAGGATCATAATCCTCTATTCGACCCCATGGCTCATCATCAGTCGGTTCCGAACGTTTTTCGGCACACTCCGACTTGG